CTTAAATTGTTCTAACGTAATCTTACCGGCTTTAACTTGGCTTAGAGCTAGTAATATCGCTTCTGAATTCATCTTCTATAATTGTTCGTTTAACTTCCTTTACTTTACCAAATCCTCTTTGGTATCCTTCTTCTAAATCTACCCCACTCTCTCCACATTTACAATAGTCCATATGGTGTCGTCTGTTAGAGTCAGATAGTTGTATGTCTTTGCAAGTCTCACATTGCCACTCCAAAATTATACGCATCTTATTTCTGTTAGTTCAATGCTCAGTTCAGTAATTTTATCCAGTACAGGGTCTATCAGATACATACCATCCATATCAGTATTGATGTGGTTAATCATATCGCAGTATCCCATACAATAAGAGCGTAGAGCTTGGTTTACTTCCCTCTTATCTTCAATGGCTTGCTCTAGATTACTCTTGTAATACTCGTAGTCCTCGTTAAATCTTTCTGTATTCATCTCACTTCTTTTTTAAGTTCATATAACCTTCAGCTCTTTGCTTGATGGTGTTAGCTATCCTTTCCTCAGCAATTTCTTTAACTGCTTGTAGTACTTCTTCTGCTGCCTCAAACATTAACCTATTGTAGTCAACATTACAAGCATAACACAATAAATCATCAGTTAACCCTGTTTCGATAATCACGTGACAAGAGTTACATAATGTTGCTCCATTGCCGTTGTTGAATTTATGTATTGGTTTCATGTCGTTTAGTTTAGTGGACAATATCGCATATCGGAATATTAGCCTTGTTTTAGTTCTTCAGGGATTTCCATCCACCTAATTACTTCTCCTTTCAATGTAGTCTCCCACATATCTAACCATTCTCTTGTGTTCCAATAGCACATCTTGATGTAACCATTGTCCATTCTGCATATGTAACTTCCTTCTTTTAAATCTTTGTTCATCTTACTCTTGTTTTAGTTCTTTGATTCTTTCCTTTAAATTGTAAGCGTAATCATTACCCTCTTTCAACTGACTTTCCAACTCTTCGATAACTCTTTGGTTGGCTACTTCATCTATGCGGTCATTTATTGTCTCGATTATTGATGTTCTAAAAGACTCATCTAACATACTTAGCTTGTAAGCTAACCTTGTTTTTGTATCTAATTCCTCTGCTTTCATAATACACCCATTTTACTTAACTTTAATCGCTAATTTAATCTTTTGCCATAAAGACATCTGCTTGTAATCATAATAGAAATTGATAGCTCTCGGTATCGCATTACTCCAATGATGACATTTAGTAGAAGCTTCATCGTAATGTTGTAAGTTACTATTCCTTAGGTCTTCTAAAGGTGTTTTATATGCTTTCATATCTTAGTTTTTAGTTGTTTAGCTTTTAGTTTGGATAGCTTAGAGTAATAATTAAACTTCGTATTATCTCGATTTCTGTAGAATTTCTTCTTACCTATAAGCTCTTTAATATCTCTGTCTAAGTCTTTCATATCTCTTGTTTTAGTTGGTTGAATCGCAGAGGGTAAGTTCCCACCACCCTCTACTTTCAACGCTTGACTTTTGCCTAACACCCCTGTTAGGACTTGGTAATTTAACTGAAACTCAGGCATCCAGCTCTCCATTCTTTATAAAGTAGCTTGTTCACTTAAATAGTTAGATAGCTTCTCTTTAACTACCTCTACATCGTAACCACTAGCTACGTATTTACCATTCACTTGTGCTAAGTGGTACAGCCTACCTTTATATGTCTTTTCGTATAGATACTTAGTTTTTCTTGGTTCAGGCTTATCCTTCTCAATACCAAACATTAATGTATAGTTATTCCAATCTGTTTTCAAGTCTTTTTGCGTAGTCATAATTTTGTTTTTAGGTTGTTAATTCTGATACAAATATATTAAACATTTGTTAATAACCAAAAGATTTATGTGTTTTTTTATATTTAAGATGATTTATAGGTGATTCTACCCAATATAATGTTATGCAACGCATACTTGTTTGGATAACTCTCTGATATTCAGTTGATATGGATTAAGGGGTCTAAATGGGGTCTAATTGAGGTCTAAATGGGGTCAAGATGGGGTCTACTATAGATAAAGATAAGGATAAAGAGTATTCTTTCTTTTTTATGTTACTTTTTTCTTTCTTAAATATTTTTTTTGTATGTTTGTATTATTATGACTAAACGACTACCAACAGAATTAAAAAGACAGCGAGGAACTTTACGTACTGATAGGACAAATCCTAACGAGCCTAAACTACCTTCCCTTATACCTCCTACACCAACTTGGTTGAGTGAGTCAGGTCAAAAGGCTTTTGTTGAGTTAGGTGAGTTGTTGCACGATATGTCTGTATTAACTCAAGCAGACTCTATGGCATTAGAGTTGCTGTGTGATGCTTACAGCGAGTATAAGTCAGCTAAAGAGATTGTAAACACATTAGGAGCTACTCAAGACGTAACATCAAGAGAGGGTCACACTAAGTCTATTCTACGCCCTGAAGTGCAGATAGCTAATCAATCTTTTGTTAGAGTATTTCAATTACTAAAAGAATTTGGTCTAACACCATCGAGTCGAGCTAAAGTAAATGCAATAGAGAGTCACGCTAACACTCCTGATATTAAAATAGAAAATTTCTTTAACAACGATGAATAACATTAAAAACATAAATACCGATATTTGGTATTACGATGAAAAGTCAGCTAATAGAGCTGTGGATTTTATCGAGATGTTTTGTCAGCACGTAAAGGGAGATTTAGCTGGTCAAAGGTTTATCCTTGAGGATTGGCAAAAGGATGACATCATTAAACCTCTTTTTGGTTGGAAGTCAAAGAAAACAGGATTAAGAAAGTTTAGACAATGTTTCGTTTTTATTCCTCGTAAGAACGGAAAGACTAATTTGATGGTAGGTGTGGCTCTCTATATGCTTTTCTCTGATGGAGAGAAAGGAGCCGAAATCGTTAGTGCAGCAGCAGATAAAGAACAAGCTAGACTAAGTTTCAGTATAGCCAAGCAAATGGTACTACAAGAACCTGAGCTTATCAAACGAGGGAATACTTATCGTGACTCAATCACTTACGATAAAGTTGGTTCGTACTACAAAGTAATCTCGGCTGATGCAGACACTAAGCACGGTTTAAATTTATCTTGTTGTTTATTAGATGAGATTCATTCACACAAAAATAGAGATTTATATGATGTACTTCTTACGTCTATGGGAGCTAGGAAAGAACCACTTATGCTTGGGATTACGACAGCTGGTGCAGGACATCAAAAAGACCACATTTGTAAAGAACTTTATGATTACGCTAAAAGACTTATTGATGGTAGTATCGAGGATGATTCATTCTTAGGCGTTGTTTACGAAGCTGATAAAGATGATGATATTTTTGACGAAGCTATTTGGAGAAAAGCCAATCCAGGTTACGGTACTATCATCACCGAAGAATATATGAAGCAACAAGCTGTAAAGGCAAAAAATGAGCCTTCATACGAAAATACCTTCCGTAGACTCCACCTAAATCAATGGGTAGCCAACGAAACTAAGTGGATTAGTGACGAAAAGTGGATGGAATGTGATGGTGTGGTTAATGAGAGGTATCTAAAAGGAAAACCTTGTTACGCTGGGTTAGATTTAGCATCTACACGAGATGTTACGGCTTTAGCTTTAATGTTTCCTGATGATGAAGGTGGCTACGATATTATCAGTTACGCTTTTATCCCTGAAGAGAACGCTCATAAACGCTCAGAGAGAGATAAGGTAAATTACTCTAAGTGGGCTAGAGAGGGTCACGTCATTCTAACTCCTGGCGATGTTTGCGATTACAATTACATTAAGCAAAAGATTAGAGATTTAAGCGAGATATACGATATTCAAATGATAGCTTACGATAGATGGAACGCTTCTCAGATTGTTATTGACCTTACAGAAGAAGGTTGTCCGATGATTCCCGTAGGACAAGGTTATAAAACTATGAGTCCAGCTACGAAGGAATTTGAATCTTTAATTCTTAGTGGTAATTTAAGGCACGGTGGTAATCCTGTGTTAAGGTGGATGATGTCAAATATCGTACTGACCTACGATGCTGCTGGAAATATAAAACCTGATAAATCTAAATCTAACGAAAAAATTGATGGAGTAATAGCTTGTATAATGGGCTTAAGCGAAGCAATGCAAAACAAAAACGGAGGAAATTCAGGTTATGACTCAAAAGAAATATTCTTTATCTAAGAATGAAATAATAGCTCAAGAGCAATCCACAATTAGAGATATTTGTGCAAGTATCTTAGCTAATAATAGAGATTTACATTTAATAGACGATTTAGTCCAAGACATTTCGTTAATACTCCTATCTCAAATGGAGGAAACTATCCAATCTCTTTACGAAACAAATCAAATACGCTTTTTCATAGCTCGTATAGTGGCGAATCAAGTTTTCTCTAGTTCGAGTCCATTCCACTTTACTTATCGTCTTAGAGAGCCTAAAAACAACCTTATTTCGGATGAATACGATTCTAAAGCAGATAAAGTTTGGGATATAGCTATGGAAAATGGTACTGAATTATCTAAAACTATATTGTATTTACGGTTTGAATACGGCTTAAAAATAGCTGAAATAGCTAAGATAAAAGGTATTAGCACTAGGTATGTGCATAAAATTTTAGCTAATTCTTACGATTCTATTAAAAATAATCTAAAAAATTAGTTCACATAACACCTACTTAACCTATTTACCTATGTAATAGTATTCACTATATCTATAGATTTGGGATTATTTGATTTTTTAAGAAAGAAAGACAGCTCTAATACTCAAGTAGAGGAAAGAGGTTACGGTCAAACGATTTTAGGTTCAGCTTTTGGTAACTCTTCAGGAGAAGTAGTATCTAAAGACCAAGCTGTACGAATCGCTGCTGTATGGTCTTGTGTAAGAGTTTTATCTGAAACTATAGCTTCCCTTCCTATTTCGCTTTATGAAAAAGATAAAGATAATAGAAAAAGGGTAAAATCTGATAGTCCTTTAAATAACCTTATTGGAGAACAGCCATCACCATTATTTAATTCTTTTATGTTCTTTGAAAGAGCTTTAGTGGATTTAAGTTTCGATGGTAATTTCTACGCTTATATAGAGCGTAACAATGGAGGTTTCCCTATCGGATTACACCCAATTAAATGTAATGATGTAGATGTTTTTATATCACCGAAGGGAAGGGGAGTTTATTACGAAATAAAACAAAGTGATTCAAGTAACTCTTATCCAAAAACGGGTAGAGTAAACGGAATTGATATGATTCACGTTAAAGGTTTAGCTTTAAACGGAATAAAAGGTTATTCACCTATCCAAGCTGCTGCTGAAACATTAGGTATTTCATTAGCTTTAGATAAGCACGCAGGGGCTTATTTTAAGAATGGATCACAATTAGGAGGAATCCTTAAACACCCAGGAACACTTAAACCTGAAACAGCTAAACGACTGAGAGAATCTTGGTCTAACAACTATTCAGGAACAAGTAATACAGGTAAAACAGCTATCCTTGAAGAAGGAATGGATTTCCAAGCTAGAACTATTCCAAATAATCAGGCTCAGTTTATTGAAAGTAGACAATATCAAATCTCTGATATTTGTCGTATCTTCAGAGTACCTAACCATCTCGTTAATGACTTATCTAACGCTACTTATTCTAATATAGAAGCACAACAGATAGATTTCGTAGTTCACACTATAACGCCTTGGATTAAGAGAATCGAGT